CTGAACTTTTGGCAACGTCAAGAATACCATCAACGGCTTCTTGACCTTTCATAACAAGCATATGCAACTGTGCTCTAGTTACCTCATAATCTTGTTGTATTTCTGGTTTTTGTGTAGATGGAAGTTCATTCGAAGACTCAACAATTTCAGTTGAATCGACGTTAAAAACTTGATCTAATTTATCATAACTGCTCATGGGATCTCCTCATCTACTCCAGTTGTAGGATCAAATTTCTTGATATCTGAGAAGTCGGAGAACAGTTCATTGAATCCAAAATCATCATCTATTTCTGCAGTAGTTGGGTCTGGTTGTACAGTATATCTGACTTCTCGTGGAGCACTTGTAGTATCTATTGTAGTATAACTGTCCGCAATAACTTTCTTGATAATACCGCCATATTCTTTGACTGGACCATAAAGATAAGTTTTAGCAGTAAAATCTAAAACATAAATCAATGCTCTTCTTTCAGCAAGATCTCCTTCATAATCATCTCTATATGTAATGTTATCTAAATTAACGATAACATCTTTTATTTCTCCTATTGATGGAATCATTTTAAGAGAAATACTATATGATGGTTGAAAATGTGGTAGAATTTGCTCTACAATTTGTAAAGCATCATCCTGATTCTTTGCTATAATTGATAATTCAAATTGCAAATTATATGGCACTGGCATGTATGCTGCCTTAACATCCTGATTTGCAATAGGAACTTTAACAGTTTGTGTTGGAGCAACTTTTCTGTCAGAATCATAACGTATGCCTTTTAATTCAAAAGCAATCCTAGGAAGAGTAATTTGAATTTTATGTTGTGTGGGGTCTGGAGTCTGTCTTAATCTTGCAAGAAATTTTTCTGCAGGACCATATGCCAAGGGCACTTTCATAACCTCAGTTGATGATCCACTAGTTCTTCTGAGTTGGATATTGTTAAAAATAGTTCCAAACCCAACAATAGTTTTTTTAAAAATTTCGTGATAAAAATAGTTGCCTAACATTAGAATCTATCTCCCATATCTCCGATTTCACCAAATGGATTGGTTTCAGTAAAGTCGAGAATAAGATCTCCATTAACTTCAAAGTATTTATTCATTGCTCCTTCAATTTCTCCCATATTATAAGAATCTAGTACATTGATTGTTCTGGATGTTCCTGACGTTGCACCAACAACAGCTTCGTTGTCTTTGAATTCTCCCGTTAGATTATTTAGACGTAAAGATCTGGTAGTTGGATTCCAAGATACAACCTCACCAGTTGCACTAGATACTGCTCCAGTGACAACTTCACCAAGTGTATAGTTTCCAGTTCCACCAGCTGGGAATACTATATCTAGACTATATCCATCTTCATCTTCAATTTCATCAACTTCAGCAATACCTGTATTAAGATCTTCATGACTCCATTGAAATAGCTCACACTTCATTTCCCAAACATATCCTTTACCCAATTGATAAAATGGTTTCTCATGTTCGACGAAAGTAATTTGATATAAACTACTAGCCCATGGTGTCCAAAGTAAATCCCCTTCATTAGGTCTACCATCAACTATTAGAGTTGCAGGTGTATCAACAGCAGTTTCAAATCTTCTTCTGGATACTACAAAGGTAGTTTTATCTTCGATACGAATTCCAAACTTAGTTAATAAATCTCCTTGTCCTTCCCATCCATCTATAGTATTACAATATGCCCTAATTAAAAATGCTCCATTAAACTCGGACATTGTATCTTCAGTAAATAAACTATCTTCCTTTACTAAAGTTCTGGGTATGTAATATACATCTTGACCGTAAATGTCAATAGATTCAGTAATTAAATCCGCTAGAAGATTCTGCTCACCTGTTGTACCATTTAATCGCAAACGGCAACTAGGTGCTGGATCTGGGCTTTGGGTGCAAGATGAAGCGGTGTGTGTTGACATAGGACTATCCGATTAAATCCATTGGTGGTAGTTCGAAAGTTGTTCTTAACTGCTCTTCAAGTTGTTTCAATTCTTCTTTTGCTTCTTCTAGAATTTTTCTTCCATTTAAAGTAACTCCACCCAACATTTGTATTCCATCATACTTGCTTAGGTTCTGGCCCCATTGTTCTTTGAATAAAGCGGCAACGTATTCTTTTAACCAATGCTCATTATAAGTTTTGGGATATAGATTTGGATCAACACCCATTACACAATCTACAACAATATATTCACCTACCCCGAGTTCGGACCAATCAATATCAACATATAATTTGTTTGTATTAGATGTGTATCTAAGTCTCTTATACAATCTAGAATTAGTGACCCAATCCAAGGTTTCTAGATAATTTTGAACCATGTAATAATGTAAGATTTGATTATTAGTAAATGCGTAGATATCATTTAGGAATAATTGATATTTGATATTAAATATATTTCCTGGGATTGTTGAAGAGGCACTGACTTGAGTAAACACGTTATCTACTCCAAGAACTCCAGGAGGAAGTTCAACATATGGATTTGCTTCCAACCAGGAGGTTCCTGTAATTGCTGAAGAACTAGTGCCAACTGTCTTCATAGCAGAAGTAACTTCAATCTTAATTAGTGTTCTATAAGAACCTTCATAATGGAATTCTTGATAATGACTAATTGCCTCATCCAGAAGGTCTTCTAGTTGTTCATCACAAACATTCACATCCACTGCTGGATAACCAAGTCTCCTTAAAGCGTATGCTTTTAATTCTGCTCTAGTTGCGGGTTTAGATGCTGACATGTGATTTATAGTGGTAGGTAACGGATTGAAACATTATTAGTTCCACTAGCAGGAGCTGTAGTGAATTTAACAATAGGACTAAATGTTGCTGTTGTTGTAGTAGAAGTGACGGCAGTAATTGTGACAGAAATATTATCTGTTGGAGAAGCACCACCAACTAAAGTTCCAGCAATAGAAAGAACTTGTCCTGCAACATAATCTTTTCCACCAGAGTTAACAGTTACGGAAGCCACAGTACCAGTGACAGATCTAGTTACATTAAATGTAGCTCCAGTTCCAGTTCCTCCAGTTGCAGCAACTCCTGTGAACGTTACATTTGCCGCTGCTGGCACTGCGGTTCCAGTAAATGTAGGTGTACCACTAATTGCATTTCTTAATAGTGCCCCTGCAGTTCCTACCGCAGCGTTAGCAACAGATAATGTAAGAATGTTACCAGCAATGCTAACAATTCTGGCATTAGCACCAATTCCTGTACCTGATACTGGTTGGTCAGTAGTTAATCCAGCAGTAGATGATACGGTAATGGTAGATTCCCCACCATGACCGCTCGCGCCAGTGATAACAACTTGATCAAAATAATTGTAATCTGTAGAAGGAGTTTTAATAACTCCACCGACAATAGCTAACATGTTCAATGCAGATCTACCTGGGTCAGCAACAAATGCTACTGTCGTTCCGTTTCCACTTTGAGTTGACGATCCATATGTTAATGCGGATCTAGTCAAATTAATTGCGTTTGCAGCATCATTATATGTTACTGTTACACCAGAGTGAGTTGCATTTGTAGTTAAAGCAGTAGCGACTGCATCTTGTGCTTTCTCATCTGTAAAGAATTGATTTGTTGTTCCTGCAGTCAAATCATCAGATGATGCGGTTGCAGCTGAAGTAATAAGACCTTTAGTATTTACTGTGACTTTTGTATAAGTTCCAGCAGTTACACCAGAGTTTGCTAGTGTAAATGGAATTGTGATATTAGCAGATCCATTAAATGATGTAGCAGTTCCAGTACCATCACCAGAAATACCAATTGTTCTTGCTGTTGCAAGGGTGGTTGATGTTGTCGCATTACCTTCTAGAGCGGCCGTAATTGTACCTGCAGCGAAGTTACCAGATGCATTTCTAGCAACAATAGTGTTAGCGTTATTTGCAGAGTTTGAGTTTACAGAAATCTGCGGGTTACCACTTATACCATCGGCATTTGTTATCGAAATACCAGTTCCTGCTACCGTGAGCGATCTGGTAACTGCTGTTCCTGCAGCAGTTTTGACAATAATACCATTAGTAGATAGTCCAGAAATTGCTGTTAACTGTGGATTTAATCCCTGAGCATCTGTAAGACCATATCCAGCAATTGTAGTTGGATTTGTACCTGCAGTGACTAAACCTTTAGCATTAACTGTGACTGATCTATAAGTGCCAGCAGTTGCAACAGTAGCGAGAGTTAGTGCTGTAGAAACAGCGGCACTACCATCAACACTCATAGAACCAGTTGCATCACCAGTGAAAGACAGGGTTCTTGCAGTAGTCCACTTTCTAGCATCTCTTGCTGTTAGAACCGCGTCTCCTCCAGCAGTCGCTGTTAGTAGGCCAGTAATTGTGCAATTGTCTTGAATCTCGGTTGTGCCAGAGGCAGAATCAAGGATTAAGTTGCCAACAACGGTATCAATTTCATTAACAGCACTAATGGCAATTTGAACATTTCGAATATCTGCACCACCTTCAGCATCTAATCGACCAGTCAATGTGGTAATACCAGTGACAGACAATGTACCACCAATACTGGCATTATTATTCACTGTTAAAGCAGTTCCAGCCTTTGATAGAATCAGAGAACCAGCAAGAAGACCAGCGTCAGTACCAGAGAATACTTCAGAAGTATTTGTTGCATTTTCTAAGAAGCGATAAGCAGATGATGAATCATCCCATCCAAAGAATCCTGTTTTAGCGGATACATCGTAGTACCTAAATTCTATACCGCGATCCTTGTTATCATCGCTAGTAGCCGCACCGCCAGCGTCCGTTCCACCCAATGTGATAATTGGATCTTTAATAGTTGTTACAGTGGAGTTAACTTGAGTCGTTGTTCCAGTAATGGTTAAGTTACCACCAACAAGTAGGTTGTTCCTGATATTCGTTGTACCTGTCGCAGCACCCATAACTATTGAAGTTGCAGCACGAGCAAGGTTTAGTGTAGTAGTTGCTTGATCAAACACACTAGCCGTGGTGGAATTAGTGGTAATGTCTCCGCCAAGAACATTAATATCTTGAGTAAATGTTGCATTACCAGCAACTCTCAATTGACCACCAATTCCAGCACCACCAGTAACTACAAGAGCACCATTGTTTGTTGCTGTTGAATCTGTACTATTTGTTATGGAAGCGATACCTGTAACACCAAGAGTGTTATTGATTTGTGCTGCTCCAGTTAGTGTTGTGGCACCACCAACTCTAAGTTGTGCTCCGATACCTACACCACCAGTTACAATAACAGCACCAGTAGAAGTTGTTGTTGAATCGGTAGCATTAGTAGTTACAATTTGTCCAATACTATCAAGTCTTGCTGTGTTTGATGTAATATTGAACTTGAATGGTGATATACCATCGTTGTCGATAGAAACATTACCTTTGAAAATGGTGTTGCCACTGTAGCTTACAGCACCATCTACATCGAACTGTCCATATACTTTGAATGAACCACCAACAACTAAACTATTTGCAATTGAAACTCCACCATCAACTTTGAGAGCACCATAAGTTCCAAGAGAAGCATATGCAGTACCTGCAATAGCAGCAGTGACATTGCTATTGGCAGTGTTTTGGATATTGACTGTAGATGCGGATTGGGTTGTTAGATTACCAGTGAGAGTTGTGGCACCAGTAACTCCTAAGGTTGAACTGAGTGTTGTAGCACCAGTTACCGCTAGGGTCGAACTAAGTGTTGTTGCACCAGTAACTCCTAAGGTTGAACTGAGTATTGTAGCACCAGTAGTACCAAGAGTGCCTTGAATTGTGGTATTACCTGTTGCAGAATCAACCAAGAATTTAGTCACAGGAGTTGATGCACCATCAGTAATTCTAAAGAATTCTGTTGCTGCTGTAGTATTACCAGTAATCGTTACACCATTGTTGAATGTAGCTAGATTAGTGACCGCTAGAGTGCCCTGTAAGACGGTGTTGAGAGCGACATTCGCATTTCCCCCTACCCAGAGGTTTCCACTGATTCCAGTGCCTCCTGTGACTACCAGAGTGCCTGTGGTTGTACTAGTTGAGTTAACATTACTACTGAGGGCAAGGTTGCCAGCAATAAGACCAGCATCAGTACCAGAAAAGACTTCAGAAGTATTTGTTGCATTGTAGAGGAAACGATAACCACCAGTTGTGCTTGCTAAGGTTGAATATGAATCATCCCAACCAAAGAAACCTAAACGAGCTTCTGTATCATAATATTTGAATTCAATACCACGATCTTTGTTGTCATCTGTGGTGGGAGTTTGATCACCACCAAGAGTTAGGACGACATCATCGATTGTAATTGTTGTTGAGTTTACAGTTGTAGTTGTACCATCAACCTGTAAATTACCTTTAATTTGAACCGTACCAGTATCATCTCCAATACCAGCAGGATCAAGAATGATAGTTGAGTTAGTTGAACTTAATGTATTGTTTGCAAAATAGAAGTCTTCGACACGAACATCAGCACTAGAAGATATTAGAGAAATCTGTTGTGGTGCTAGAAGAGAAATAGTTGTATTAGTTGACGTAATATCAATAGATTCATCAGCAGCAATTTCAATTTTTGCATCACCAGAACCAGTATTGTTAGCAGTCAAACGAAGGAATCTATTAGATGCTGTATTTGCATCCATAAGAATGGTAAGAGAACCAGCACGATTAATTGTTTGAATTGTATTGCTAGTCTTATCTAAAGTGATATCCGAGAAAATTGTAGAAGTGGTTGTATTGATATCTACGTTGTTATCAGCAGCAAGACACTTAAGAAGAGGATCGCCAGAAGTGTTGTTAACTGAGAGATCATTGATGGTTGTGATACCACGATAACCTGTAGTGCTAGTAAGCTCATTATCAAGCTCGTAAGAAGTAAACGAATTGCCATCAGCAAACCTAATTTGATTATTTTGAAGTTGAGTATTATCTACACCTAGTGCAGCAATTGTGACATGTCCATCTGCATCTACATCAAAATCTTCCTGTGCAAATGAGGCCAATCCTTTCTGTTCGTTTGCCGCAGACGCGAGATATCTCCACCCTCCAGCATCGCTGGAATTAGTATGAGTAGGAGCACCACCCCCCGCAGCGATTGCTCTAATTGCTTGATAAACATTATTGCCAGTTTCAATGATGTCATATCTTGCATACGTAGTGCCTGCAAGATATCCAAGATACTTACTACCCTCAGTTGCTGTTGCAATTGGAAAATCTTCAGCATAAGTAAAACGCCCAAAGTTATCAACAGTGAACCTTGTAGCATTAATTGTTTGCGTTCCTCCAGCAATTGTTGGAGTATTATATGTTCCCTGAACAACTGTTGTTGAAATTAAATCTAAAACAGGATTTCCAGCAACACCAGATCCATTGGTGACAGAAATTCTTCCTGCGCTACCTAGAATAGTTCTAGTTGTGATATTTCCATCAGAAACTCTAACAATATGTCCTGTTGTTGTTAGATCTGCAATACCCTTGAGGTCTCTATCAAACCCTTGTGCAGAAACGCCCTCAATAGTTCCACTAAGATTATACTCTGCTATATCATTTGGGATAGAACCGTTTATAATTCTTCCTTTTGAATCTACAACTAATTTTGTATATGTTCCTGTAGCTGTTACTGTTCCGTCATAGTGAGGGAGAGATTGGAGAATTTGTAAAGCGGCAGCCAGGTTTAAGTTTGCAGATCCATCGAACGTTGCCGATGCTGTTACGTCTGCTGTTAGAGCAATTTGTCTTGTGTTTGCTAGACGAGTAGCAGTTGAAGCATTACCAATTAAAGATCCTGTAATTGCACCAGAGGCAAAGTTTCCATCAGAATCACGTAATACAAGAGTATTTGGCGTATTTGTTTT